ATGGCTACTATTGGGTATATTCGGGTGTCAACAATTGACCAAAATATCGATTTACAGCGTAATGCGCTTACTAGTGCAAATTGTGACCGCATTTTTGAAGACCGTATCAGTGGCAAGATTGCAAACCGCCCCGGCCTGAAACGGGCGTTAAAGTATGTAAATAAAGGCGATACTCTTGTCGTCTGGAAATTAGACAGACTGGGCCGTAGCGTGAAAAATCTGGTGGCGTTAATATCAGAATTACATGAACGTGGAGCTCACTTCCATTCTTTAACCGATAGTATTGATACCAGTAGCGCGATGGGGCGATTCTTTTTTCATGTAATGTCAGCACTGGCCGAGATGGAGCGAGAATTAATCGTCGAGCGAACCCTTGCCGGACTGGCTGCCGCCAGAGCGCAAGGACGACTGGGAGGGCGCCCTCGGGCGATCAACAAACATGAACAGGAACAGATTAGTCGGCTATTAGAGAAAGGCCATCCTCGGCAGCAATTAGCTATTATTTTTGGTATTGGCGTATCCACCTTATACAGATACTTTCCGGCAAGCAGTATAAAAAAACGAATGAATTAAAATAAAAATCACAACAGGATGGATATAACATTTTTGTAATACAGGCGTATGGCATAAATAAACCGAAAGGGTATACAAAAAAGACAGCTTCTAATTAAAAAGAGAAAAAATTCAACGTATTAACATATATAGTGTAACGCGCTCACGATAAGGCCTATGTTACATCCAGCTATAGACGACATCGCTCAAAACACTACCAGACACAGTATTCACCTGGAAAGGCTTTTTAATCAAAATGTTAGATGTAAGCAATTACGGACAGAAAAAATAGTAAAGTTTATGCCTCAAGTGTCGATAACCTGGATGACACAGGTAAGCCTGGCATAACATTGGTTATCAAAAACCTTCCAAAAGGAAAATTTTATGGCACAAGTAATCAACACTAACAGTCTGTCGCTGCTGACCCAGAATAACCTGAACAAATCCCAGTCCGCACTGGGCACCGCTATCGAGCGTCTGTCTTCTGGTCTGCGTATCAACAGCGCGAAAGACGATGCGGCAGGTCAGGCGATTGCTAACCGTTTTACCGCGAACATCAAAGGTCTGACTCAGGCTTCCCGTAACGCTAACGACGGTATCTCCATTGCGCAGACCACTGAAGGCGCGCTGAACGAAATCAACAACAACCTGCAGCGTGTGCGTGAACTGGCGGTTCAGTCTGCTAACAGCACTAACTCCCAGTCTGACCTCGACTCTATCCAGGCTGAAATTACCCAGCGTCTGAACGAAATCGACCGTGTATCCGGCCAGACTCAGTTCAACGGCGTGAAAGTCCTGGCGCAGGACAACACCCTGACCATCCAGGTTGGTGCCAACGACGGTGAAACTATCGATATCGATCTGAAGCAGATCAACTCTCAGACCCTGGGTCTGGACTCACTGAACGTGCAGAAAGCGTATGATGTGAAAGATACAGCAGTAACAACGAAAGCTTATGCCAATAATGGTACTACACTGGATGTATCGGGTCTTGATGATGCAGCTATTAAAGCGGCTACGGGTGGTACGAATGGTACGGCTTCTGTAACCGGTGGTGCGGTTAAATTTGACGCAGATAATAACAAGTACTTTGTTACTATTGGTGGCTTTACTGGTGCTGATGCCGCCAAAAATGGCGATTATGAAGTTAACGTTGCTACTGACGGTACAGTAACCCTTGCGGCTGGCGCAACTAAAACCACAATGCCTGCTGGTGCGACAACTAAAACAGAAGTACAGGAGTTAAAAGATACACCGGCAGTTGTTTCAGCAGATGCTAAAAATGCCTTAATTGCTGGCGGCGTTGACGCTACCGATGCTAATGGCGCTGAGTTGGTCAAAATGTCTTATACCGATAAAAATGGTAAGACAATTGAAGGCGGTTATGCGCTTAAAGCTGGCGATAAGTATTACGCCGCAGATTACGATGAAGCGACAGGAGCAATTAAAGCTAAAACCACAAGTTATACTGCTGCTGACGGCACTACCAAAACAGCGGCTAACCAACTGGGTGGCGTAGACGGTAAAACCGAAGTCGTTACTATCGACGGTAAAACCTACAATGCCAGCAAAGCCGCTGGTCATGATTTCAAAGCACAACCAGAGCTGGCGGAAGCAGCCGCTAAAACCACCGAAAACCCGCTGCAGAAAATTGATGCCGCGCTGGCGCAGGTGGATGCGCTGCGCTCTGATCTGGGTGCGGTACAAAACCGTTTCAACTCTGCTATCACCAACCTGGGCAATACCGTAAACAACCTGTCTGAAGCGCGTAGCCGTATCGAAGATTCCGACTACGCGACCGAAGTTTCCAACATGTCTCGCGCGCAGATTCTGCAGCAGGCCGGTACTTCCGTTCTGGCGCAGGCTAACCAGGTCCCGCAGAACGTGCTGTCTCTGTTACGTTAATTTATTTCGTTTTATTCAGCCCCGTGAATTCGGGGCTTTTTCATTTAGCATAGATGAATATATATTTATGGAATGTATGGCTGTAAATGATATTTCCTACGGGCGAGAGGCTGAAATATGGCCGCGGGATTATTCTATGCTTGCTCGTCGAGTTCAATTTCTACGTTTTAATGATATCCCTGTTCGATTGGTGAGTAATAATGCCCGGATAATCATAGGCTACATTGCGAAGTTTAATCCGAGGGAAAATTTGATTCTGGCTTCGGATAAACCTAAAGGAAATAAGCGCATTGAAGTTAAATTAGAGTCTCTGGCAATTCTTGAAGAATTATCAGGTAATGACGCTTTTAATCTTTCGCTGATGCCGACTGACGAATTTAATCTTCAGCAATATACTCCATCGAGAAGAGATTATTTCTCGATTTGCAATAAGTGCTATAAACAGGGAGTCGGTATCAAAATCTATATGAAGTATGGACAGGTTTTGACTGGCAAAACGACAGGCGTAAATGCGTGTCAGGTTGGTGTGAGGACATCCAATGGCAATCATATGCAAGTTATGTTTGACTGGGTGAGCAGGATCACGTCTTCGGACTACGCTGAATAACGCCTACGGTAATAAAAAATTCCGTGAGAAAATATTGCTCCTGGAGGAACAGAGACCATTCGACAGCGCATAGATAGTTTCGCCGCTGCTCGTGCCACTACGGCCAGGACGCTTAAAGCAGCTGACAGAAAAGAATTGATCATTAAAGCTTCGCAAAGAAGGTCTGCTGAATCTTCGCAAATCTATGGATACCGTAGCCCAACATCCTGGCGTCTCACGGGCAACTGCTTATCTTTATGCTCGACAGTCTGACTGCGAGCTTTGCCCCAGCCAGGCAGGACTCTCAGTGAGTGTTCTATTTTCTTTGACTCTCGTATTCCAATTCTTTCAGGAGTTATTGGTGAGACTTTTGGCGTTTTGCCCTGTCACCCATCGCGCAGCCGCTTTACCCACCGCGTCATTTGACTCCAGTGTCCGTAAGGTTCTCTGCAATCCTCACCAGGCGGCAATGGACGTAAAAAAGCCCGCAGAGCTTGTGCTATACGGGCTTAGTAGACTTTACTGAACTTCAGTACATCAATATTTGGTGGAGCTGGCGGGAGTTGAACCAGCGTCCGAAACAATCTAACTATTTGTTTTTATTGTAATCGTGTTCATTTATAAAATCTGCGTAGCTTTTGCGTATCCTTTGTAGTCCTAACTTAGACCCGGAATGAACACGAGTGAATTTGATTCTGAATGTTGATCTTGGACCGTTCTCGCTTTTACTCTGATAGCTTATCAATTGTATGGTGCAATTAAAGATGATTTTATTTCTATTTCCAGAGATATCCTCATATTTTAGATGTAGTTGGCCTGCATCTAATACATCAAATATTGTGCTATCAGATGTTCTTTTAGAATATAGGTATTCAGTCAACAATAACATTATCAGTGTAGGGAACTCAATTTTTGAAGGGGAACTCTCTTGAGTAACTGGCATAATATATTCAAGTTCACAATGTTCCTTTTTTATTCCATAATGATTTAATTTTTGATTTTTAATAAACTTATAATACTCATAACTCGAATTTTCGTCATTGGAGTAGTGATAGTGTTTATCCCATTCATTTTCCATTATTTTTGATGGTGAGAATACAGGGTCTTCACCTATTTCTCTAAATCCACATTGTTTAATATACTTCTTGTAGTCAAATGACCAATTGTATTTTATATTTAAAGCGGTCCCTAATCCTACGTTTTTTATTATAATTGGAATGTCAAAATAAAAATTATTTTCTTCAATTTTTAGTGCGAATGTGTTACTTAGGGAGTGAATGGCTTTTACTTCCTGATTGTTAATGATGAGCTGCGGTTTTGTCGAAATCGTTCTTTGTAACATGGTTTGTTTTACAGCAAAGAACGCTGCAATAGCTGAAGCTGTTGTAGCAAAAAATCCACCTATGGTAACCCAGCTTTCTGCCGCCATTTTAACAATCCTCACTCTATAGGAAAGTGAGGATTATCTTTTAAATACTCTTTTTATTCAACACGTTGATGGATGTTGAGTTGTCATATTCTTTCAGGTAACGTCCATAATGTCGGAATAGCATTTCCGGTCCTTTATGGCCCATTTGGGTTGCTAACCAGAATAGATTGGCACCACGGCTAATATGGCTGGTGGCGAATGTATGCCTTGTCTGATATGGGTTACGGTAGCGGATGCCTGCTTTTCGTAAAGTTGGCACCCATGCTTTTTTTCTTATCGCATCAGCACTAGCCCACGGTTTATTAATTTTTGGGTCTTCGAAGATTGTTTCATCTTTCATGAAAGTGAATAGTTTCTGGCTGGCTAAAGCTGCTAATGCTTCTTCAGTCAGCTCAACTTTCCTAGTACCGGCTTTTGTTTTTGTTCCTTTGATGATGCCAACTACACTGGCGTTTTGAACGTGTGCTGTTTTCCCTACAAAGTCGATATCACGCCAACGAAGAGCACACAGTTCAGAACTACGCAGCCCGGTTTGTATTGCGAACCTGAAAAGATTCTCCCACTGCTTATTGCCAGCAGCAGAGAGCAAAGCCTCTACTTCTGCTGGTGATAGCGGATCAACCACATAACTACTTTCTGCCTCTGATTTATCACTTTGGTACCGTGAGGCTGTTACCAGTGATACAGGGTTAATCTGAAGCACACCATCCGTCACCGCTTCATCCAAAGCCGAACGTAGGAAGGAAAGTTGGTTTCGGATAGTCTTCAATGTTGTTTTCTGGCTCTGGATCCATGTCTTCAATGCGGCCGGCGTCAACTCACTTGCGGGAAAAATATGAAGTGATGACAGCGCGCTTAGGCATTTCTTATATCCACCAATTGTTGAAGGGGATAGTTTCCTCGTTTCGCATATCACCAGATACTCGTCCAGGTACATCTTCACTGTTTTACCTGTGGCAGCGTTGCCGAAAATTTTTAACCGGGTAGAACGGGGAAAGTATTCCGCATAAACAAATGTTCCCCTTTCGATCTTGTTGTGGATTTCGCCGAGTGTGCGCTCGGCGTATTTGATGTTTTTAGGGGTTACGTCCAGATTAGAAAGGGGCTCACGGCATTTAACCCCTTTATAAGTGAAAGTAATATTGATGGTTTCGCCGTTGCGGTGTTTCCTGATGGTTACGCCGCGCGGGAGCTTAGGCGATTCTGTCGTGCCCATTTTGCAACCTCACTAAGATCAATCCATCTTTCCTTAACGCCGTCGACCTTTAGCACCTGAACCCCTTCACGCCATACTCCACGTTGCACACGTTTGTTGATGGCATCCGGGGTTTCGCCAGTCTCTTTGCAATAAGTTGAGATGGGAACACAATCGAGGCTCAGCATATATTTCTCCATTACCCCGGCTGCACCCGGGGAAAATTTTAGCTGTTGCTGGTGGTTGGGATTAGTTTCTGCCAAATCGCTGAAACATATTTCGCTTGGTGGCGGGCATCAGCCAGCGCGTTATGTGCTATCCCATCAAATGGCATATCACGCTTAGGATCGAAACCTACAACTCTGCCTAATGTGACGATGGTTCTGACGTCGTGATCATTCCAAAATTGCCACGGGCAAACCTGGCCGGCACGCTCATATGCTCCGCGCAATATAACGTTGTCGAAAGTAGCTCCATTGCCCCAAACTTTTAAATATTTTGGGTTATCAGAATGCTGATTAATGAAATAGCTCAGTTCAGATAGTGCAGACGATATCGGCATCGCATCATCAACACAGATTGCTGATCGTGCTTCTGAGCTTTGTCTTAACCACCAAAGAATAGTGTCACCATCCGGCACTGCTCCCTGCTCCATAGCACTTTCAAGGTTAACGGCGGTGTAAAACTCCTGACCAAGATCACCGCTTTGCGGATCGAAGAATACGGCACCAATGGAGACAATAGGGGCATTCGGTTTTTTGCCCATGGATTCAAGGTCGATCATTAAATTATTCACGTTAAATATTCTCCTGTTTTGGTGCTGCTTTAAGCATTGCAGTGCGGCAGGCGTTCCATCCCTTGACTTCAGCGATTGCAGCTACAGCGTCTATCGCATGCATTTTCGACGCTTCTGGCATCGGCTTTTCATCCGGCACTACTGCCGCTGGCTGCGGGGAGGCCCAGAGCTTATTGACGCCATCCGGCAGATTATTAAAATCAAACGTACTGCCCGGGATCCTGCCAGCTTGAATCCAGTCGTCTCCGTCAACCTCGATGAAAAATACTGGCTCTGCGTTCCTCGATGCTAGCACCTCATCAATCACATTCAACATATCAGCGAGAATGTAAGCTCTGTTCCCGCCGTTTGAGTATTGGGTATCATGCTGCAGGTGGTCGCGTATTTGGTACAGGCGAGCGACTGATACAGGACCGTGCGCCGGGTGGTTGTTAGTTGTCATGAGTTAGTCCTTCACAAAAATAATCCAGTGGGTTTTGTCGTTCTTCCCGGTACGTTGACCAATTGCAGGTTTTACATCTGTAAGAGCCAGAATCTGGCTAACCGGGATCTGCGTCTCGTTCCACTTGAAGATGAGTACACCGTGTGGCCACAACACGCGGAATGCCTCTTTGAATCCGGCGCGTAAATCTGTACGCCACGTTTTTTTGTTCAATCGCCCGTACTTTTTACCCATCCAGGCAGACTGGCCCACGCGTTCCAGGTGCGGCGGATCAAACACCACAACCGGAAAAGAAGAATCAGCGAACGGCAGTGAACGAAAGTCGGCAATCAGGTCTGGACTGATAACTAGGCGGCGACCGTCGCACAGTTCGTGCTCTTCGGCGCGGATATCAGTGAACACGGCGCGGGTGTCCTGCTTGTTGAACCAGAACATGCGGGAGCCACAACACACATCTAAAATTGTTTGCTCTGCCATCATTCCTCCATCACGCCAATGCCAGCGGCGCGGATTTCGTGAATAGCGTTGTCATTACCGGCACACCATCCCTCGGCATAATCCCGGCTGAATCCGCTCATGTGCATGACTTCGCCAACACTGCGTTTTGGCAAATTGACTGCCCGCGCCTCAAGTTCAGCTTTCTGAGATTGCAACTCTGCGACCCCCACATTCACAATATCGCTGGCTTTTCCCACTACATTCATCAGTTCATTCATTGCAGCCAGTTTTGATTGCAATAATGCGCATTTTTTCTCTAATTCTTCGTAAGTTGGTTTTCCAATGGCGGTCATGGCGTTTTACCTTTACGTTCCTGTTCCAGTTGCACCAGAGACTCTTTTAATGCTGCGAACGTAGCGTCCAGTCTGGTGGCGACTTCGCGCATAAGCGGTGCATGCTTTGGTGGCAATTCAGCAACGGAGGCAAAAGCCTCCGCTACGAGTTCTTTTACCTTCATGCGGCGCATTGGCGCAGCTCCACCAGTTCGTTAAAGCGATTCATGAACAGGCCATAGGCTTGGCCAGGACGGAGAGGGATAACCTGAACGAGATCAGAGCAGGGAATACCTTCGAGAATTTCCCACTTCGATCCGTCATCGATTTCCAGATCACGGCGCTCGGTAGCTAACATGGTTAGATCGGCATATTTCACGACGGTAGCTTGCTCAAGCTTGATACCGAATTTAAAGCGGATAAGACCATCAATATAAGTTTCCATGCGCTGGTAGTCAGGCAGTAAGGCTTTAAGCGGGGCAGGAATATCCTGGCAATATGCCTCAGCAGCGTCGTGCATCAGCGCTTCAAAGGCGAACTCTGGCGGCACAATCTGGCTTACAAGCACAGAGTGCTGAGCCACGCTATAGAACTCTGGCAGATGCCCAGCGAATCGACAGATGTTGGAAAGAGCAGTCGCGATATCCTCAATATCGATATCGTCGATTGTGGCGGTCAGGTAGTTAAATTTTTTACCGGATAATGTTTGAATGTAGCTCATGGTTCTCTCCATATTGGCGCGCTGCACTGCGCAGATTTTGGTTGCACGGATCCCTCGCCGGTTGGCGACTAAAAATTTAATAAATGGCTTTAAGAGGTACTTCTTGCGACAGGTGACTGCACTCACCTGTTAATTTCTCCACTCAACTGGAAGCGCGCTCCGGTAGTTTTGGATTAACGACTGACCTTAAAGGTTAAGGGACAGAGCGCGCTTTCATGTTGTGCCCTGAAAAAGGCTGGCGGTAACCAGACAAAAGGGAAAGCTCTGGGCCGCCAGAATAGTGATACAAGGCATTTGTTATCTTCACCAAACGTACCAATGATTACGTTTGATGATTTAAATGTACCTTTAGTTACCTTTGTGGTCAAGCGGGTAATGTACTTTATGTTACCTTTGGGAATGTAAAAAAGCCGAGGCTATGCTCGGCTCTTAATTTTGAAGGGGTTAGATGTTTTGAGTGATTTGTACAACTTTTCCGACAATGCGACAGTTGCCATCAATTTGGATTGGCTTAAATAACGGATTCAGTGGCATTAGGTATGAGTAGGGGCTATCCCAAACTAATTTTTTAACCGTTGCTTCTGATGTCCCATCCAATATAGCAACGACTATTTTCCCATATAGATCATCAAGCTGCCCATAATGGGGCTCGACTATTACAATAGAACCTTCAGGTATAGATGGAAGTCCTTGCGGGTTAGTCATCGACTCCCCGCGGACTACTAACCCAAACGCTTCATCCGATACATTTGCAGTTGTTTGAGTCCAGGAAATCACGTCTGTAAGTCTTGAGCAGGCATAGCTATCCGTCCATAAACCAGCTTGAACTGCCGATATGATCGGTACAGCTACAGGGGGTTTCAAAAAAGGCACGACGCGCGTGTCGTCAATGGCCTCATCACCGCTTCCATAGAGTATCCACTCTGGTGTTGTTGATAGAGCCTGAGCCAACTGGTGAAGGTTCTCACCATCAGGCTTTGTCGTGCCGTTTTCCCATTTTGTAACCGATACACGGCTTACACCAAGCTTTTTAGCCAGTGCTAATTGGGTTATATCCAGCTGGATTCGTCTGGATCTGATGCGGTCTTTCATCTCTGTTTTCATGTAACCAATGTTACACCCTTTGCTTGTAACTGTTGTTTGCTATTTAATGTACCTTTTGTTACCTTTAGTTCATTCATAACACCGGAGGAACTATGTATAAGTCCGAAGTCGTAAAGCATTTTGGCGGTATCTCTAAAACCGCTGTTGCTTTGAATATCTCACACCCTGCCGTATGTCGTTGGGGAAAGGTCATCCCTGAGAAGCAAGCCTTCGTAATAGAGAGAATTACTAATGGGAAACTTAAGTATGACGCATCCCTATATCACAAGGTTACAGGCGTATCTGCTAACCAGTAACCACAGGAAAAAGGAGTAAGCCGTGGGTAACGAACCTATTTGGAAAGTCGAACGTCAGCCTTCTTGGCTGGTGGTAGCAATTAAAAAAACGATTACCGATCTGCCTGGTGGATATGCTGAGGCGGCGGAATGGTTGGGTGTGACAGAGAACGCATTGTTTAACCGCCTTCGTGTTGATGGCGACCAGATCTTCCCGCTGGGCTGGGCAATGGTTTTACAACGTGCTGGTGGTTCAACTCATATCGCTGATGCCGTTGCGCGCCATTCTCAGGGCGTATTTGTACCGCTGGCAGATGTTGATGATCTGGATAACGCCGATATCAACCAGCGCCTGATGGAGTCCATCGAATGGATAGGTCGTCATTCTAATTTTGTGCGTAAAGCCACGGCTGATGGGGTAATTGACGCAGATGAGCGTGCTCAGATTGAGGAAAACAGCTATCAGGTTATCGCGAAGTTCCAGGAGCACGTAGCGCTTCTTTATCGAGTTTTTTGTGTCGCTGAAAAGAGTGACGCCCGCGAGTGTGCAGCTCCGGGCGCCTTGGCGAACAACTCTTCGAGTATGGAGAAATAATCCGCATGAGCAGTTTAACGGCTTTTAACCGTCTACCGCAACTAAGGATGATCCCGGTTTCGGGTACTCCGTTGTTTCGGTATGAACGCAGATTATCAAACCGCTGGATTCCGTGTAACCACAGTAGGGCGGTTTCAATTGTGGGGGTCTACAACCGGAGGGCAAAACGCCAGTGCGCGAACTTAACCGAAGGTTCAAAGACCACCGCGGAGTGCAAGTCCGTGTTATCCGCTGGGAGCCAGAAACACAGCGCGTTATCTATCTGCGTGATGGCTACCCACACGAATGCTTCAGCCCACTTGAGCATTTCAGGCAAAAGTTCAGGGAGATAACGGACGATCATGAGCACTAAATTAACCGGCTACGTATGGGATGGTTGCGCGGCGTCGGGCATGAAGTTGTCTAGTGTCGCGATCATGGCTCGCCTTGCTGATTTCAGCAGCGATGAGGGGGTGTGCTGGCCGTCCATTGAAACTATTGCTCGCCAGCTTGGCGCGGGGCCGAGCACTATCAGAACGGCAATCGCTAAGCTTGAAAAAGATGGCTGGCTCACGCGTACACAGCGCCGTAATGGTAACCGTAATGCGTCGAACGTGTACCGCCTGAATGTGGCGAAACTTCAGGCTGCCGCATTTTCTCAACTGTCAGATTCTGACACGTCAAAATCTGACGCATCAAATTTTGACGCCTCAAAAACTGACCCGTCGAAATCTGGCAAAAACAGCGGTTTTGACCCGTCAGAATCTGGCGGGGATCCGTCAGTAAAATCAACACAAGATCCACAAGTAACTTCAAAACCCTCTTGTCCGGTTGCGGCGCAACCAGACCCTGAAGTCGTGATTACTGATCAGGCGATTTTGGTTTTGTCCCATTTGAACCAGATCAGCGGATCCCGGTATCAGAAATCAAAAACATCCCTCGAGAACATTCGTGCCCGACTGCGTGAGGGGTACAGCGTTGCAGACCTGCAACTGGTTATCGACCTGAAGCATGAGCACTGGCACGAGAACGATGAGCAGTACCAGTACATGAGGCCGGAAACGCTGTTTGGCCCGAAGAAATTCGAGAGCTATCTGCAAAGCGCTACCCGCTGGGATCAGAAGGGACGGCCTAAATGCGCTGACTGGGGGGCGAAAAAGCGCGATGTGATGGCTTTTGGTCCGGTTGATACAACGATTCCTGCGGGGTTCAGAGGATGACGTTAAACAAATATTGCCAGGCGCTGGCGGCACTACGTAGCCAACCAGCCCACGAATTGAAAGAAGTTGGCGATCAGTGGCGGACACCGGATCTGCTTTTCTGGGGTATCAACGCGCTATTTGGTCCATTAGTTCTGGACTTGTTTGCTGACGCCGACAACGCGAAATGCCCGGCATGGTACACCGCCGAAGATAACGCGCTGACACAGAACTGGTCTGAACGTCTGGATGAACTGGGCGGCGCGGCTTTTGCCAACCCTCCATATAGCCGCTCCCAGTATCACGACAAGCAGGCGATCACGGGTATGACACACATCATGAATCACACCATGGACATGCGTGAAAGAGGTGGTCGCTATATTTACCTGGTGAAGTCTGCCACAAGTGAAACATGGTGGCCGGAAGATGCCGATCACATCATGTTTATTCGTGGTCGTATTGGGTTCGATCTGCCTGTGTGGTTTGTACCTGCTGACGAAAAACAGAAACCCACCAGCGCGTTTTTTGCCGGTGCCATAGCTGTATTCGATAAGTCGTGGCGGGGTGAGCGGTTCAGCTATATCAACCGCACAGAACTGGAGGAAAAAGGGCGGGCATTTATGGCTTTGGCTCATTTCGCCGTTGGTAAAGAGCAAACAATTGCAATGCAGGCAGCCAGGGAACCTGCAGCAACACCGGAAACTGAGTCACGAATCTGGCCTCTCGAGGTTGGTCTGGTGTTTAACCAGGTGGAAGGCGTTGATGTATTGAGCGAGGCCCAGCAGAACAAACTGAAAGCCAACATCAATCAACTCTGGCTGGAACGAACGGCCACCAGCGAAATTATCACAATTGCGCGTGGTCTTGTTGGCAGCATGCAGGGGGCAACCCATGCGTGAGATTATCGTTGATAACTTTGCTGGTGGCGGTGGTGCATCAACGGGTATTGAACTGGCGATCGGACGCAGCGTGGATATTGCTATCAACCACGACGAAAACGCCATTGCGATGCACAAGACGAACCACCCTGACACACTGCATTACTGTGAATCCGTATTTGACGTGGATCCGGTAGCCGCCACCGGCGGTAATCCTGTTGGCCTGGCATGGTTTAGCCCGGACTGCCGACACTTCTCAAAGGCCAAAGGTGCAAAGCCTGTCAAAAAAGAGATACGCGGTCTGGCCTGGATTGTTCTGCGTTGGGCACTGGCGAAGCGACCGCGCGTGATGATGCTGGAGAATGTGGAAGAGTTTAAAACGTGGGGACCGCTGCTGGCCGATGAAATGCGTCCAGACCCTGCCCGCACTGGCGAAACATTCAATGCTTTTGTCGGCATGCTTTCCACAGGCATTCCTGCCGATCACCCGGCACTGGCAGAGGTCTGTGAATTCCTTGCTATTGATCCTGGCAGCACGCAGGCCAAACAGCTGGTGGAAGGGCTTGGATATGATGTTGATTATCGAGAACTTCGCGCGTGTGATTACGGCGCGCCGACGATCCGCAAACGCTTCTTCATGGTTATGCGCTGTGATGGCTGCCCAATCCAGTGGCCTGCTGTTACCCATGGGGATCCCAAGTCTCTGGAGGTGCAGAGCGGCAGGCTGATGCCATGGCGTACCGCTGCGGAATGTATCGACTGGAATGTCCCTGCCCTGTCCATCTTCGACCGCAAAAAACCGCTGGCGGAGAACACTCTGAAGCGGATCGCGCGCGGCATACAGCGCTTTGTTATCGAAAGTGCGTCGCCGTTTATCGTGAAGTGTAACCACACAAGCTCTAAAAATTCGTATGACGCTTTTCGCGGGCAGTCGCTGAATGAGCCATTACAGACCATTACTAAAAAACTCGGCTACGCGTTAGCCGTTCCACACCTGACAAAATTCCGCACTGGCGCAACCGGGCAGCCCGTTACCGAACCTGTCCCGACGGTAACCGCTGGCACATCAAAACGTCCAGGTGGGAATGGGCATGCACTCGGGATTGTTGAGGCTGCACTGACGCCATTCCTGGCGGGTAATGGTGGGAGTGAATATCAGGCTAAACCGCGCCCGCTGGATAAACCTGCTCATACCATTCTGAAGCAATCCCGCGCCTGTCTTGTTGCGCCAGTGATAGCCCGCCAGTTTGGGGCCAGCGTCGGCCACCGGGCAGACGAACCGAGCGCAACCATCACCGTTGGCGGTGGCGGCAAGTCTCAACTGGTAACGCCTACGCTGATCCAGATGGGTTATGGCGAACGACCTGGACAAGAACCGCGTGTGCTGCGGCTGGATAACCCGCTGGGGACTGTTACTGCAGGTGGAAATAAATTCGCGACGGTGAGCGCGTTCCTGGCAAAACACTACGGCGGTAACTATACGGGGCCGGGTGTCAGTATGGATGAACCCGCGCACTCAGTGACCACCGTCGACCATCATGCAGTAGTTGCCTCTCATCTGGTGAAACTGCGTGGAACATGCCGCGACGGGCAACGCCTTGATGTGCCCATGCCAACAATCACCGCTGGTGGCCAACACGTGGGTGAGGTACGCACATTTCTCGAGACGTATTGCGGGGAAAGTGACGATGAATGGCTGGTAACGATCGATGGGGTTAAATACCAGATCGTTGATATCGGAATGCGCATGTTGCAGCCTCATGAACTCTACAAAGCGCAGGGCTTCCCGGATGGATACATTATTGATCAGGACTACCGTGGAAATCGCTATGCAAAAGATAAGCAGGTAGCCCGCTGCGGTAATGCGGTACCACCACCATTCGCCAGGGCGCTGGTGGAGGCAAATCTTCCGGAACTGTGTGCAGTGCAACAGCAGGAGGTGGCATGAAACTTGTGCTCCCGTTCCCTCCAAGCGTGAACACGTACTGGCGCGCCCCTAATAAGGGGCCGCTGGCTGGTCGTCACCTCATTAGCGCTGATGGTCGTAAATACCAGAGCGCTGCCTGCGTGGCGATCATTGAGCAATTACGACGTCTCCCGAAGCCATCGACTGAACTGGCAGCGGTAGAAATCACTCTGTACCCGCCGGATGCGCGCCGCCGGGATATCGATAATTACAACAAAGCCCTGTTTGACGCGCTGACGCATGCGGGTGTCTGGGAAGACGACAGCCAGATTAAGCGAATGCTGGTGGAATGGGGACCAATAGTACCGAAGGGAAAAGTTGAGATAACCATAACGGCATATAAAAAAGAGGTGGTTATATGTCCAGCTGTGGGTTGAATATTGGTCGTTATGGCAGTAATGTCGGAAAGTGCAAGCGAAAAGGGCGTGCAGGCCCTTCGCAACAATCAGAGTATGGAGATAATATGAGCAATCATCATGTTATGGGCACTGCTACGCCCAGAAATAGCACTTCATCAGTAATTTCCGTTAATCATTCGTCGGTGCCAGTGATCACTTATCGCAATCAACGCGTAGTGACAACGGATTCCCTTGCTGCCGGTTACGGCACAACACCAGTAAGAATTCAGCAAAACTTCGCTCGAAACGAGCAACGTTTTGTCGAGGGTAAACACTTCTTCAAAATTACTGGTGATGAGTTGAAATCGTTCCGACTATCATTTAGCGATGTGGTTAATAAACACACTACCTCGCTTATCCTGTGGACTGAACGTGGTGCTTCCCGCCATGCGAAAATGCTTGAAACCGAATTAGCCTGGGACTTCTTTGAACAGCTTGAAGATCATTACTTCAATCTTCGTGAAGTCCACGGTGTCATGCTGCCCAATATGTCTGATCCAATTACTTTGGCGCGAGCCTGGGCGGACGCTATGGAGGCAAAGCAGCAGGCTGAAGCACTCACCCACCAGCAGGCCGAATATATCGAGCATCTCGAGAGTCTCTTCACTGACGGGCTTTCTCCTGTGCAGTTCTGTAAGCGTCTGAATGGCGTTAATACCTCAAAAATTAGTGCCTGGCTTGTTTCGGCGAACTGGTTATATGACGACAATCCGGAAGGGCGAAGCGCACAATGGCGCGTCCGATCCTACGCTCGCGATAAATACCTCACCGAGAAAAGCAGCAAAGTCTCTCCAAATTCAGCAGTCAGCTTTACTACCTATCAGCCGGTTCTGCTCCGTGATGGGGCCATCTGGCTCTACAAAAACTATCTGAAAGGGAAGCTTCCGATGAAGGTGACCTGGAACGGGAAATTCACCCACGATAAAGAACTGGCCGGGGGCGATAATTGAGGGCGTTACTCACTCCTGAAGTCGCCCATCGTATGGGGATTGTGTTGTTTCGTCCCGGTGCGGAACTAATGCACCTCTTCATGCGCGGTCGCGTTCTTATCGAACCTGAACCAGAAGAAATGGCGTCATTCAGTACAGGGGCTGTTCCCGCCGCCATTCAGCCGCTGGCTGATGATCCGGTAATGCGGCAGGTCTTCGGGAATGAGCGGGTTATTCAGCGTGCCGGTGGGCTTCCTTCCCTTGAGCAATGGTTGAGTAATCGGTTTGAATGCCAGTGGCCACATTCAACGTGGCACGACAAGAACTTCACAACAATGCGTCACCCACCAGGAAGCATTCGCCTGTGCTGGCATTGCGATCACACTTTGTCGGGGCAGCATACCGAACAGCTTGCAGGTATAGCGGCAGGAAACCTGGTATCCTGGATTCTGGAAGTTATTCGTCGCGATTCTGGTTTTCCCGAGTCGCATATCCTGACGTTGCCGGAATTGTGCTGGTGGCTGGTCAGGAACGACCTGGCTGATGTTATTCCGGAAAGCGTTGCGCACAAGGGGCTACGCCTTCCGGATGAGAAGATCCGCTCTGTTATGGGGGAAAGCGACATTGTGCCTTCCGTGTCAGCAGCCAGCCTCGTGCAGGAGAAGGCGAAGAAGATCCTCACACTCTCTGTTGATCCGGAGTCGCCAGAGTCTTTCATGCTCAGGCCAAAACGTCGCCGCTGGGTAAATGAGACGTACACCCGCTGGGTTAAAACACAACCCTGTGAGTGTTGCCGACGGCCAGCAGATGATCCGCACCATATCGTAGGGCACGGTATGGGGGGGACAGCAACAAAAGCCCATGACCTCTTCGTGATCCCTCTGTGCAGAGAGCATCACGACGAGTTGCATGCTGATCCTGTGGCATTTGAAGCGAAATACGGTGACCAACTGGTCCTGGTGTTTCGGGTTATAGATCGTGCGCTGGCAATCGGTGTACTGGTGTAAGTGGAGAACGCTAAATGATTAATCCTTCTGAAGTTGGTAAATCTGGTGAAATGGTTCGTCTTCGTACTCTGGAAAGCATCTGGATACAGGGTAAGCTGCGCATGTGGGGCCGCTGGTCTTATATCGGCGGTGGTAGTGGTGGGAACATGTTTAACCAGCTACTTGCATCCGGAAAAATAACCAAAACGGCAATTAACGAAGCACTACGCCGCATGAAGAAATCAGGTATCACCAAGCCTGAACTTGAAGCGTACCTGCGTGAAATCCTTAACAGCAAAAATAAAAGCGGCCTGGCGTTCTGTTCAGACGAAGAAGGGTTGTTAGTGGACGGTGTCATTGCTTCTGTACTGATGAATGATGAATACCGTGGACTCTATAGCGTTATCGTCGACCGTCACCGACTCCGGAAGAGCAAACTGCAGATGGCCAACGAGCTTAATGCAAAACATTCTGACTGGACCCTTATCACATGCCGCCGCCGAATTGACACATGGGTAAGTTTGGCAGAATCGATCCTGTACGCTCCACTTTGTGATGCTTTTGGCACAAATGGCGACAGATTTAAGTTGCAGAGTGAGCAATAAAGTGCTTAAATTGTGTTAGGCTCTGGACAGTAAAGCGTACGGAGCAACAGCATAAAACATAAACCCGCCACTGTTGCGGGTTTTTTAATTTGAACTGCATCATCAATTCCTTTTATCAACGTTTATCTCTATCTTATTTTCTTTTAAGATTCCGAAATAATGGTTTTATCATCATTTCGGAGAAATACATTTGGAAAAGTATCTTTACCTTACACATCATGGCTGGGTTGAACCTTGGGTATCTGGTGGTAAGGTTCCTCTTAGTCAGGCTAGTAGTTATCTTTCAGAAGCAAGAGATAAGATATATACCCCAGATGAGAATATTATTGATAATTCGACACATTCAAAAAATCAATTCCCTGGTTTAAGAATAGAGGGGGCCTGCAGGGATGTTAAAATTGGTGAAATAATTATTGATAATAAAGTTGTCGCCTCAAATGTGAGTTTTGACATCCGTTATGAGGATGGTTTGGTTTTATGCCTTGCTAACAGAAGAAGTAACTATATAGCCAAAAGGCTTGGCAAAGTAGCATGTGTAAGGATACTTGACGTCAATAGGCTAAAAAAGGTTCTTGATGAACAAATTGGACTTGTTAGCGAAGCAGGGGAATGTAAATACACTAAATACCACTTGCGGAATCACTTTTTGAAATCTCATTTAGATTCTTGGCAGGATGAGTTTAGATTATTCTGGAAAAATGCGAATGCTCAAGAGGTAGTTATTCCTCCTGGGATTGCGGTTCAAGAAAGAATACGATGTAGATAACAAATAAATCTATGAATTAAGGCCAGCATATGCTGGCTTTTTTGTCTATGGAAAACCCCCAGCTAGGCTGGTGGTTCCGGAAAGCTTTCAGCTTTAAGTCAGTTATTAAAACCCCTTTTGATTTGTTAAAACATCTTGCGGTCTGGCAACTGCAAAAGTTCAACAAGAAATCAAAAGGGGGTCCCAATGGGGGACGAAAAGAGCTTAGCGCACACCCGATGGAACTGTAAATATCACATAGTTTTCGCGCCCAAATACCGAAGACAAGCGTTCTATGGAGAGAAGCGAAGGGCAGTAGGCAGCATATTAAGAAAATTGTGTGAATGGAAAAACGTACGAATTCTGGAAGCGGAATGTTGTGCAGATCATATTCACATGCTTCTGGAGATCCCGCCGAAGATGAGTGTGTCGAGCTTCATGGGATATCTGAAGGGTAAAAGTAGTCTGATGCTTTACGAGCAGTTTGGGGATCTAAAATTCAAATACAGGAACAGGGAGTTCTGGTGCAGAGGGTACTATGTCGATACGGTGGGTAAGAACACGGCGAAGATACAGGACTACATAAAGCACCAGCTTGAAGAGGATAAAATGGGTGAGCAATTCGGGCAGCCCGTTTACGGGCCGTAAGTAACGAAGTTTGATGCAAATGTCAGATCGTATGCGCCTGTTAGGGCGCGGCTGGTAAGAGAGCCTTACAGGCGCATCAGAAAAACCTCCGGCTATGCCGGAGGATATTTATTTATTCCCCTCATTTCTGAGAGGGCTCACAGCAATTAAGAGGGGGCTTAATGTCCGATCCGATTTCCGGTACTGGGCTGGCTGGTGGTGTCCTGACGGGTGCCAGTGTCTATGGATTTCTGTCCGGAACCGATTACGGCGTGGTGTTTGGCGCATTTGCCGGAGCTGTGTTTTACATTGCAACCGCAGCAGACCTGAGTGCAGCGCGCCGACTGGCATATTTTCTGGTGTCGTATATCGCGGGGATCCTTTGTTCCGGGCTGGTGGGTTCAAAGCTGGCTCAGGCTACCGGCTACAGTGATAAACCACTGGATGCCATTGGCGCCGTAATCGTTTCTGCTTTAGCCGTGAAAATCCTGACGTTCCTGAATAATCAGGATGTTGGCTCGCTGGTGGCGCTGATAACGCGCCGGGGAGGTTCAGGTGGTACAAAATGACCCATCGGCAACTTTAAATGCATTGCTTTGCGCTGGGGTAGTGCTGACCCTGATGTTTTATCGTCGTGGCGATTCGCGACATCGACCATGGATATCTCGCTTGGCGTGGCTGCTTACGGTCATCTACAGCGCAGTTCCGCTGGCATATCTGTGCGGTATCTACCCTTATTCATCGTGGGCCACTATCGGGGCCAACATTATTTTCCTGTCTGTGCTGGTCGCCGTCAGAGGCAACGTGGCACGCCTGGTTGATCATCTGAGGCAATAATGAACCAATCACAATTTCAGCAGGCGGCTGGTATCAGCGCCGGGCTTTCTGCACGCTGGTTTCCGCACATTGATGCGGCAATGAAAGAGTTTGGCATTACAGCTACGAACGATCTGGCTATGTTCATCGCCCAGGTTGGGCATGAGTCTGCTGGTTTTACCTCGCTGGTGGAAAGCTTCAACTACTCGGTAGAGGGGCTGAAGAAAACCTTTGGTAAACGCCTTACTCCTTATCAGTGTGAAATGCTGGGTCGTGTCGATGGTAAGCAGGTGGCCCACCAGCCACAAATAGCCAATCTGGTGTACGGTGACCGCATGGGGAATAACAGCCAAGGTGATGGCTGGAAATATCGCGGTCGTGGCCTGCTTCAAATCACTGGCCGCGAGAACTACGCCAAATGCGGTGCGGCGCTGAAGCTGGATCTGATCAGCACACCAGAGTTGCTGACGCAGGAGAAGCATGCTGCCCGTTCAGCGGCATGGTACTTCACGTTACGCGGTTGTCTCCTCCATTCGGGGGATGTGGAACGCGTCACGCAGATTATTAACGGCGGGCAGAACGGCATTAAAGACCGCCGTGAACGTTACGCTAAAGCTAAAGCCGCACTGGTGTGAGGTCACTATGGGACTTGAAATGATTATCGGCCTGGTCGTTGCTGTGCTGGCTGCAATTGCCGGTGCTTTTGGTCTGGGTAAATCACGCGGTACTAACATCGCTGAGACAAAAGCGAACCAGCAACGCACTGAAGAACGTGCAGCAGCTACTGAAGCGGTAGCCGAACGCCGGGTAGAAACAACAAAAGGAGCCAGGGATGTACAGCAGACTGTTAATCATCTTCCTGATGACGATGTTGACCGCGAGTTGCGCGAAAGATATACCCGCAAAACCTGAAGTAACGGACACGGCCTGTGACTGGGTAAGCATCATCTACCTCACTGAGCACGATATTGCCGTGCTGGATAAACAGACGAAGCGGGACATATTGGCGCACAACAAATCAGTGCAGGCTAACTGCATGAAGGAGCCAGGTCGTGAACGTAGAGAACCTAAGTAACGCGCATTACATCTATAACGAGATGAAAGAGTTACAGCGACAGAAAGGCATACTGGAAAGCGGTGCCGGGCTTGGGGTGACAATCCAGTCGACCTATCAGGATAATGCCTTTCTTGATGCTATCCGCCCGCATGCAGTGGCTGAACTTAATCGCCGGATTGAGGAAAAGAAAGCCGTGCTGGTTAGTTTTGGCATCTCATTCACTTAAGAAGCCTGCATGTGGGCATGTCGAGCTGTAGCGCGTCCGGATGCTGGCTGTTAGCCATTAAAAAGCTCACCAGAAGGTGAGCTTGATAATGTTATACCTGGAGCATGCCTATCAAATGTTTTATAGCTGGCCAAATAGTCAAAGTATTTGCACCTAATGAAACCAGAGTCTCGATATAGTCTAAAGGGGATTTAGATTGTTCTCGCACTATGCTTTCAAGTAATTCAACGATTTCTTTGTGATTTTTATCACCAACTTTTTCGGCGATCTCATTGCTAGAAGCATGAACTAACTTCATGGTTTCATAATATGCATTTAATACTTGCTCAGAAAAGTGTCTATTTTCGTTGACTGCTATTCCTTTGGAATCGATGATGTCAAATCCAACATCTGAACCGTACGACATGTTTCCAGTAAAACTGCAATTTTCACAGTTAGTTGCACGAAACGAAACTGTTTTTTTTGAGTCCATAAAATCCCCTCTCGTTTAATTTCAATACACCAATAAACATTATACGGGGCTTTCTATGAGAACTGGACTGCTTATTTTTAAAGTTAATGATATGCCTCACTGAGGCAGGGATATTTCATGCGCTTCGCACGCGCAAACCAAAGAGAGTCTTTCAGTAGTGAGCCTGGGTGATGCCGTTAGGTTGCGTTTACCTCTCGGGCGGCATTGCCGTGCGACAGGCTCACGCCTAAAAGGAAACGTATCATGAGTAACGAAATCATTACGCTATCTGGCGCTGCAATAGACGTAATGTATGCCTTTTTTTTCGCGGTGCTCATCAGTCTGGTGATCTGCCGTCCAATTCAGGTATGGGTGAACTGCGCGAACTGGGATTAGTTAACTCCATGTCTGCTCCACCGCAGTTTCCAGTTAGCGGATTCTTAACCTTTCTCACACCAGAAGGTGTGAAATTAGCTAGGAATTACTTTAAAGGGAATCCGTCATTTATAGTTAAAGATGGCGAGGTCTTTATTAACAGCGCAATGGTTAACGAGGCCACGATCAGTTCGTATGCATTCCACCAGGAGCAGCACACAGCCGGCATTGATACCAATCTCGAAGCGGTGCTCGAAAATGTGCTGAAAAACGCTGCTGAATGTGCGGCGCGTGATGTCGCAAAGCAGGTGGCGGCAGACAAGAAAGCAATGGATGAATTAACTTCCCATATCCGCAAAGCCATCATGATGGAATGTTTACCCGGTGGCGTTATCTGGCGGCAGTGTCGTCGATAGTGTGCAATTGATAATTATTATCAAAAGGTACTCCCGGAGGGGGACCCTGCCACGGGGCGGCGTGCTCGCGGAAAACGGCTAGTTTTTCGGATCTAAGGTCATCATCATCATTTGCACAGGTTATTGATCTCATTAGAGGCGATTTCGTGCAGATGTCGAATCGTTTAAAAAGTGTTCACCATCATGGACCAGGAAATTGCCGCTTTAAAACTGAACATCAACCAGCTGGCGGGGATCACTGGCGTACACCGTCAGACGGTTGCTGCCAGGCTGAAAAATATTGAACCGGCACCAGGTAGCAACAGCAAATTAAAGCTTTACCTGATCACCGACATTCTGACCGAACTGATGATCCCTACTGTGTCAGCCAATATCGATGACATGCCGCCATCGGACAGGCTTTCCCACTGGAAAGCTGAGAATGAGCGACTTAAGTTTGAGCAGGACACGGGGCAGCTCATTCCCGCCGATGAAGTTGCGCGAGAATTCTCATTGATGGCGAAAGCCGTCGTCATGGTACTTGAAACCCTCCCTGATGTACTTGAGCGTGACTGTGCATTAACGCCTGTTGCGGTTTCTCGCGTGCAGAGCGTTATCGATGACCTGCGCGATCAGATGGCGGAGAGGGTACGGGATGCTGAAGAAGAGGAGGAAGAGCCAGAGGAGGACTGATGGCAAAGCGGGCATCCGCCAGAGGCATCCGCCGCGATGTTTCCGGTATCTTACGTGCCCCGCGTCGAATGCAGGTGGCCGATGCGGTCAGTACTTATATGCGTGTGCCAATGGGGGCGGGTAACTCCGTTCCATGGGATCCGGATCTGGCACCTTACGTGATTGAACCGATGAACTGCCTGGCATCGCGTGAATATGACGCAGTGGTGTTTGTTGGTCCGGCGCGAACCGGTAAAACCATTGGTCTGATTGATGGCTGGATTGTTTACAACGTTGTCTGTGATCCGGCTGATATGCTCCTGATTCAGATGACTGAGGAAAAGGCGCGCGAGCACTCCAAAAAGCGTCTTGATCGTACATTCCGTTGCAGCCCTGAAGTGAAATCCCGACTGAGCCCGCGGCGTAACGATAACAACGTATATGATCGCACGTTTCGTGCCGGGAACTACCTGAAAATCGGCTGGCCATCGGTCAATATTATGTCCTCATCGGACTATAAATGCGTGGCACTGACCGATTATGACCGTTTCCCGGAAGACATTGACGGGGAAGGTGACGCCTTTTCACTGGCATCAAAGCGAACCACAACGTTCATGTCATCAGGTATGACACTGGTTGAGAGTTCGCCGGGCCGCGATATACGTGACACAAAATGGCGCCGTAGCTCACCACATGAAGCACCTCCCTCAACGGGGATTCTGGCGCTGTACAACCGTGGTGATCGCCGTCGCCTTTACTGGCCGTGCCCACATTGCGGTGAATATTTCCAACCTGAAATGGACAACATGACAGGTTACCGCGATATCGCGGACCCTGTTCAGGCGAGCGAGAAAGCGAGTCTTCAATGCCCTGCCTGTAAAGATCACATCACACCGGATATGAAGCGTTCGCTGAATATGAAAGGCGTGTGGCTGCGCGATGGGCAAACCATCGACAGCGATGGTGTTATCACTGGAGAAGGGCGCCGCTCGCGCATTGCCTCCTTCTGGATGGAAGGACCCGCCGCCGCGTACCAGACCTGGGCGCAGCTCATCTATAAATTTCTTACTGCCGAGCAGGACTATCAGGCCACCGGCAGCGAGGAAGCACTGAAGACGGTAATCAACACAGACTTTGGGCGTCCGTACCTTCCCCGATCCAGCATGGATCAGCGTAAAAGTGAATTGCTTGAGCAGCGTGCGGAGGATGTACCAAAGCGCTCTGTTCCGGACGGGGTTTGTTTTCTTATGGCGACCGTCGACGTTCAGGCGGGGCGCAACCGACGTTTTGTTGTTCAGATTACTGGTTACGGCAGCATGGGAGAGCGCTGGCTGGTGGACCGCTACAACATCCGGCAGTCGATGCGCCATGACGCCAATGGTGAGAGCCAGCAGATTGACCCGGCAAGCTATCCGGAAGACTGGGATTTATTGCTGACCGATGCGTTTAACAAAGCCTGGCCATTGGCATCGGATCCGACCCGGTGTATGCGGCTGATGGCGATGGCCGTTGACTCCGGCGGTGAGGATGGTGTGACCGACAACGCTTATAAATTCTGGCGTAAGTGCCGTCGGGAGGGACTCGGAAAACAGGTTTATCTGTTCAAAGGCGACAGTGTCCGCCGATCAAAACTCATCTCCAGAACCTTTCCTGATAATACCGGACGCTCAAGCCGACGAGCACAGGCTTCTGGTGATGTCCCGCTTTACCTGCTCCAGACCGATGCTCTGAAAGACAGGGTGAACAACGCTTTGTGGCGTGATTCACCTGGCCCTGGCTATGTGCATTTCCCTGACTGGCTCGGCAGCTGGTTTTACGATGAACTGACCTATGAGGAGCGTTCGACCGATGGTAAATGGAGTAAGCCGGGACGTGGTGCAAATGAAGCATTTGATCTGCTGGTCTACGCTGATGCGCTCGCCATCCTCCACGGCTACGAGAAAATCAAATGGCCCGCTGCTCCTGAGTGGGCGAGGCGGGAAACCTGGCTGGAGAACGCGCCACCGGAAGCTGGCGAAACGTCATCCCAGACACCAGAACCAGTACCCACCAAAAAACGGAAGCGGAAAAATCCCGTAACCGATGATGCTAACCCTTGGAGTACTTCAGGAGGATGGTTGTGAACCGTGTTGATATTGAAGCCATGATCCAGCGTTATACCGAAGCCGAGATGGCGGTGCTGGATGGCAAAACTATCCGTTTCAATGGGCAGGAAATGACGATGGAGAACCTGTCGGAAATCCGTAAAGGGCGGCAGGAGTGGGAGCGTCGTCTCTCTTCTCTTATTTCTCATCGCCGCGGGCGACCCGGTTACCGACTGGCGAGGTTTGAATGAGCCTTTTAGATGATGCGATTGGTGTCTTTTCGCCTGGCTGGAAAGCCGCCCGTCTGCAGGCGCGCGCGAAAATCAGGGCATATGAAGCCGTTACCCCGACCAGAACGCATAAGGGGCGCCGTGAAAACCGTTCTGCAGATCAGCTCAGCAAAATGGGGGCCGTATCATTGCGGGAGCAGGCCCGGTGGCTCGATAACAACCACGATCTGGTGATTGGGGTGTTCGATAAGCTTGAAGAACGGGTGGTGGGGAAAGCCGGAATTATTGTTGAACCCCATCCCAAACTGATGAACGGTAAAATCGCCAAAAAGCTGGCCGATCAGATCCGTAGTAAATGGGCAGAATGGTCTGTCAGGCCAGATGTCACGAACCAGTTTACCCGTCCGATGCTTGAGCGCCTGATGTTGCGCACCTGGCTGCGGGATGGCGAAGTATTTGCCCAGCTTGTCAGTGGAACCGGGAATGGTCTTACGCCAGCAGCCGGTATCCCTTTCTGGCTTGAAGCGCTTGAACCCGATTTTATTCCCATGAACAGCGATGCTGCCAGCCAGCTTAATCAGGGGGTATTCGTCGACAACTGGGGTAGACCAAGGAAATATCAGGTTTATAAAAGCCTGCCCGTTTCAGGCCGTCAGCTTGATACCAAAGAAGTTGATGCGGAAAACATGCTGCATCTTAAATTTGTCCGCCGTCTGCACCAGACCCGGGGCGTATCGATGCTGTCCGGCGTACTGATGCGCCTGAGCGCACTCAAAGAATATGAAGACGCCGAGCTCACCGCCGCACGTATTGCTGCTGCGCTGGGCATGTACATCAAAAAGGGGGACGGGCAAAGCTTCGAAGAGAGCAACACTTCTTCCGATGATGATGATCGGGAAGTGATGATTCAGCCTGGCATCATTTATGACGATCTTAAGCCAGGTGAAGATATCGGCATGGTGAAATCTGACCGGCCCAATCCTAACCTTGAAACCTTCCGTAATGGGCAACTTCGCGCTGTCGCAGCAGGCAGTCGACTCAGCTTTTCAAGCACAGCCAGAAACTACAACGGCACCTACAGCGCGCAGCGGCAGGAACTGGTGGAATCAACAGACGGCTATCTCATTTTGCAGGACTGGTTTATTGGCGCGGTGACCCGGCCAATGTACCGCGCCTGGCTGAAAATGGCGGTGGCCGCCGGCGAGATTAAATTACCCCGCGGTCTGGATATGGAGTCGCTGTACTCGGCAGTTTATTCCGGCCCTGTTATGCCGTGGATCGATCCGGTTAAAGAGGCCAATGCCTGGAAGTTACAGATCCGGGGCGGAGCGGCAACAGAATCCGACTGGGTCCGCGCCAGCGGACGTAACCCGAACGATGTGAAGGCGCGACGGAAGGCAGAAATCGACGAAAACAAAGAGATGGGGCTGGTGTTTGACACTGACCCTGCCAATGACAAAGGAGGCACAAGTGCCGAAGCCAAAGAGCCGGGCGCATCACCGTCCGAAAGCCAGCGCAAAAAGTAATTCCTGGTTCCGTATGCAGGCCAGCGCCGACAACGAAGCGGATATTTATATCTACGACGAGATCGGCTACTGGGGGGTGACGGCGCGCCAGTTTGTGAATGACCTGAAGGCGCTTGGCGACATTACCCATATCAACCTTCATATCAATTCGCCCGGTGGCGATGTCTTTGATGGCATCGCCATTTTTAATGCCCTGAAACATCACGGCGCAGCGATCACCGTTCACATCGATGGTCTGGCTGCTTCAATGGCTTCGGTTATTGCGATGGTTGGCAACCCGGTCATTATGCCGGAAAACACCATGATGATGATCCACAAACCATGGGGATTCGCAGGTGGCGATGCCAACGACATGCGGGATTATGCCGATCTGCTGGATAAGGTCGAGTCTGTCCTGATCCCGGCGTACGCGGAGAAAACAGGAAAAACGACCGAGGAAATCGCCGCCATGCTGGACGATGAAACCTGGATGGATGGTAAAGAATGCCTGGCGCATGGCTTTGCCGATCAGGTAACTACATCTCTGCAGGCGATGGCCTGCATTCAATCAAAACGTATCGAGGACTTTGAAAAGATGCCAAACAGCATTCGTAACATGATCGCCCCGCCGCGCAATACTACCCAGCGCGAACCGCAGCAACCACAACCACAGGTGCCGGCAACGACGACCACAGCGCCAGCGTCCACTTCTGATGAAGCCACTATCCGTGCACAGGTGCTTGCCGAGCAAAAGAACCGTGTTACCGCGATTAACGATCTCTTTGCGATGTTCGGCGGCAAGCATCATGAGCTGCAGAATAAATGCATCGCGGATCCGGAATGCACCGTTGCACAGGCTAAAGATGAACTGCTGGCGGCGCTGGGCAAAAATGCAACCCCGTCGAATAAAACCACGGATGCGCATATTTACGCCGGGAACGGTAACTTTGTTGGCGACGGAGTTCGCCAGGCACTGATGGCGCGCGCGGGCTTCGAGAGCATGGAGCGTGATAACGTCTACAACGGTATGACGCTGCGCGAATATGCCCGTATGGCGCTGACCGAGCGCGGCATCGGCGTTTCCAGCTATAACCCGATGCAGATGGTCGGTATGGCACTGACGCACAGCACGTCTGACTTCGGCAATATCCTGCTCGACGTTGCTAATAAAGCGTTGCTTCAGGGCTGGGAGGAAGCGGCAGAAACTTTTGAGCAGTGGACCAAGAAAGGCCAGTTGTCTGACTTTAAAACGGCGCATCGTGTCGGCCTGGGTGGTTTCTCCTCCCTGCGTCAGGTACGCGAGGGGGCTGAATATAAGTATGTGACCACCAAAGATAAAGGTGAAAGCATCGCGCTGGCCACCTACGGTGAAATCTTCTCTATTACCCGTCAGGCTATCATCAACGACGATCTGAATCAGTTAACCGATGTACCTATGAAGATGGGGCGTGCGGCAAAAGGGACGATTGGCGATCTGGTATATGCCGTTCTTACCGAAAACGCGAAATTGTCTGATGGTAAGCCGCTGTTCCATGCTGATCACGGCAATATTTCCGCAGGCGCGATTTCTGTAGCCAGCCTTGATGAAGCGCGCAAGATGATGCGCCTTCAGAAAGAGGGAGAGCGTCCCCTGAATATTCGCCCGGCATTCATGCTGGTGCCAGTCGCGCTCGAAACCCTGGCAAACCAGACGATCAAGTCTGCCAGTGTGAAAGGGGCGGATATCAACGCCGGTATCATGAACCCAATTCAGAACTTTGCTGAAGTTATCGCGGAGCCGCGTCTTGACGCCAAAGACACCAGCGCCTGGTATCTGGCCGCCGCTAAGGGCACGGACACCATCGAAGTGGCTTACCTGAACGGCGTTGATACTCCGTATATCGACCAGCAGGAAGGCTTCACGACCGACGGCATTGCGACCAAGGTGCGCATCGATGCTGGTGTTTCCCCTCTGGATTATCGTGGCCTGGCGAAATCTACCGGGAAATAATTCCTTCCACTCAAGCAGCACATCACAGCCCATCAGGGCTTTTTTTGTATCTGAATTCGGCCCCGTATGGGGCTGGTTGGAGACTGAATTTATGGCGAAGAATTTTATACAGCATGGCAAAACTATTGAGATTGCCAACACGGGCAGCGGTGCGATCCTGAGTGGTTCGCCGGTGATGGTGGGGAAAGTCGTGGCGATTGCCATTACTGATATTCCGGCAGGCCAGACGGGGGACGGTTTTGCCGAAGGGGTTTTCCTGCTTCCTAAGCTGACTACCGATGCGATCACCATCGGTGAGCAGGTTCATATCAAAGATGGCAAAGTGCAGAACGATGCGACAGGAGCCGATCTGGCCGGGGTAGCCTGGGAAGATGCTACTGCCAGTTCCGCAATTGTAGCCGTGAAAATCAATGCTTAATCCCTTTGACAGGCTTGTCAGCCGCATGGATGCGGTCACGGTAAACAAAATGGGAAAGCCAGCGACCATCAACGGGGAGCCAATGATTGTTATTCCGGCTGAGTTTCTGGAAGAAATGGGGCCTTTGAGCGGAACAGGGCGATCGCTGGTGGTGTTTACCTCAGGATACAGTCCGCGTCGTAATGACGTGGTGATTTTTGAAGGGGAGGAATTCCATCTTACCCGTCACGAACGCTTTAACGGCAAACCGCGCATCTTTATCGAGTAAGCAGGAGGGAATATGTCGATTAAGGGGCTGGAGCAGGCCATTGCTAATCTGAACAGCATCAGTAAAAGAGCTGTACCGCGCGCTTCCGCCCAGACGGTGAACCGTATCGCCACGCAGGCGGTCAATCGCAGTGTGTCCGCTGTCGCGAAATCAACCCGCGTTCCCCGAAAACTGGTCAGGCAGCGTGCACGGATACGTCGGGCTACGGTGGAGAAGCCGCGCGCTCTGATTCGCATAAACCGCGGGAATCTTCCCGCTATCAAACTGGGACCATCCAGTATGCGTCTGTCACGGCGTAAACGTGATAAGTCAGGTACGAACAGTGAGCTGCGTGTGGGGCGTTTTCGTTTTCCCGGGGCCTTTCTTCAACAACTGGCAAACGGTCGCTGGCATGTCTTGCGGCGTACCACAAAGAGTCGGTATCCCATTGAAGTGGTCAGTATTCCCCTTTCCGTTCCTCTGACCGAAACGTTCCGGGCTGAAGTGCCAAAACTTATGGACGAACGTATGCCGCAAATTATGCGACAAAACCTGTCTAACCAACTGAGGCTGATCCTTAAACGATGAAAAACAGTGATATCCGCAAAGCCGTACTAACCGCGCTCCAGCGCAATATCTCAGATGCAGTGACATGGTTCGATGGTCGTCCTGGGTTTCTGGATGAGCAGGATCTTCCGGCGGTTGCGGTTTACCTTTCTGATGCCCGAGCCTCGGATGAAAGTGTTGATGAAGATATGTGGACAGCCGTGCTGCATGTTGAGGTGTTTCTGAAAGCCACGGCTACAGACAGTGCTCTGGATTCCTGGATGGAGGACCGCATCTATCCGGCAATGTCTGATGTTCCCGAACTGGCAAATCTTCTCGAATTGATGGCAGCTCAGGGGTATGACTATCAGCGCGATGAAGAGGCCATGACGTGGGGATCTGCCGACCTCAGTTATTCCATCAGCTACATTATGTGAGGACGTAATGACTACACCAAACCCACTGGCGCCGGTAAAGGGTGCCACCACCACGCTCTGGATTTATTCCGGATCGGGCAACCCGTTCGCTAACCCATTATCGGATGTTGACTGGACGCGCCTGGCAAAGATTAAAGATCTGCAGCCCGGTGAACTGACTGCCGAATCAAACGATGATACCTATCTGGATGACGATGATGCCGACTGGACTGCTACCGCGCAGGGGCAGAAATCGGCGGGGGAGGCGAGTTTTACGCTGGCCTGGAAACCTGCCGAGAGCGGGCAGCAGGATCTGGTTCGCTGGTTTGATGACGGTACCGTGCTGGCGTACAAAATCAAATACCCGAATGGCGCCATCGATGTATTCCGTGGCTGGGTAAGCAGCCTGGGTAAAACGGTGACGGCAAAAGACACCATTACCCGTTCTGTCAAAATCAGTAACAACGGCAAGCCAGGTCTTGCTGAAGACAGCGCTGCTGCAGTGATAGACGTAACCGGCGTCAGCCTGGATAAATCGACCACCACCGTTGCAGTTGCTGCTACCACCACGCTGAATGTCACTGTGGCGCCAGCCAGCGCAAGCGATCCATCTTTCCGGGCCACCACCACGGATGCAGGTAAAGCCACGGTGACTGTCGCTGGTACAGTGCTGACGGTAACCGGCATATCCGCCGGAACCGCCGACATTATCGTGATGACCAACGACGGGCTTTTTGTCGCGACCTGTAAAGTCACCGTTTCCTGACTTCCGGGGCTGTGGCCCCGCTTTCCGGAGTAACCCATGTTTTTAAAAAGTGAGCCGTTCGAACGCAACGGCAAGACCGTCACGCTCTACGAACTGTCGGCGCTGCAGCGTATTGAGCATCTTGAACACCTGAAGACACTGGAAAGTATCCCCGATGCCGACATGCAGGCGGCGATGGATATGACGATTAAATCCGGCGCACTTCTGGTGGCCATGTCTTTATGGCATGACCACGCTCTGAAAGGGACGCACAAAACGCCGAAAGAAGACGTTGAACAGATCCAGAATGAGGTGCTGATGACCTGGCCACTGGAGATTATTTCCGCTGCAGAGTACAGCGTAAAGCTGCTGTCCGGCATGGTGCCGCTGCAGGAAGCTAATGATCCAGAGGATGTTGCTGTGACTGAGCCGGTCAGTCTGGAAAAGTCCTCGCCAGCGAGCTGACATTCGTCCTGAAACTGGCGCGTGAATTTCGCCGCCCGGACTGGCGCGCCATGCTTGCTGGTATGTCGTCAACGGAATACGCCGACTGGCGAACGTTCTACCAGGACAATTTTTTTAATGATGTGCAACTGGATGCACATTTTTCCTCGCTGATGCATATCGTCATTACCGCGCTTGACCCCAAAACCACATCAACCCCTGCCAGCTTCAGCCTTCTTTCACCTTCAGCGGAGGATATTGCCAACGATGAACCCGGTGACGCTGTGCTGATGGCAAAGGCCGAGGGCATTTCAGGAGGTGTTCGCTATGGCCCAGACGGCAGTGGGTGACTTGGTCGTTAATCTTGATGTTAACTCGTCAAAGTTCAACGAGCAGATGGAGTACGTAAAAAGGCAGTTTAAGCAGACGGGTGACGCAGCGAATGACTCTGCGCTGAAGGTGCAGCAGTCATTTACCCGCCAGGAGAGCGCCGCGAAGAAGGCCGGTATTTCTGTAGGCCAGTACAACGCGGCGATGCGTATGCTGCCTGCGCAGTTTACGGATATCGCCACCCAGCTGGCCGGTGGTCAGAGTCCGTGGCTTATCCTGCTGCAGCAGGGCGGTCAGGTGAAAGACTCCTTCGGCGGTATTATTCCGACCTTTCGGGCGCTGCTGGGCACCATATCGCCAGTGATGGTTGGGGTTGGCGCGCTGGCTGCCGCCACTGGCGCGGTGGTTTACGCCTGGTATCAGGGCTCGTCCACGCTGTCTGATTTCAATAAAACGCTGGTTCTGTCCGGTAACACTGCCGGGCTGACCTCAAACCGCATGCTGGTGCTGGCGAAATCCGGCGAACAGGCGGGACTCACGTTTAACCAGACTAGCAGTGCGCTGACGGAGCTGGTTAACGCCGGAGTGCGTGCCGGTGCCCGGTTCGATGATATGAGTCAGGCGGTAGCGAAATTCACCGATGCGTCAGGTGTGCCGGTTGATAAGGTGGCGGCGGCATTCGGCAAACTGACGAACGATCCGACCTCAGGTCTTATTGCCATGGCGCAGCAGTTCCACAACGTCACAGCGGAACAGATTGCTTATGTGGCGCAGTTGCAACGCGCCGGGGATGAAGCCGGGGCGCTGCAGGCTGCTAATGATGCGGCGACGAACGGTTTTCGTGAGCAGACAAAGAGCCTGCGCGACAATATGGGGTCGATTGAGACCGCTGCCGACAGTCTGAAGCGTGCCTTTAAATCGATGTGGGATGCGGCGCTTGATATCGGACGGCCTGACACCACGCAGGAGATGGTTGCCAAAGCTGAAGCGGCCTTTAAGCGGGCGGATGAAATCTGGAATCTGCGTAAAGGTGATGGTTATGTCAATGATGATGCGCGCGCCAGCTACTGGAACGATCGGGAGTCTGCCCGCCTTGCCCTGGAAATGGCGCAGCAGCAGGCCAGTGTGGCAAAGGCAACTGAGGATAACGCCGCACGCGAGGCGGTGATTGAATCTGATCGCCAGAAGTATGCCGCGCAAGCGCAGGCTGCATATTCAAAGACCGAATCAGCTTTGGATAAATTTACGGCAAAACAGAAAGAATATAATCAGGCCATCAAAGACGGACGTATCCTCCAGGCCGATTACAACATTCTGATGGCAGCCGCTAAGAAGGAATACGACGACTCACTGAAGAAGCCTAAAAAGCCGTCAGCAGTGAAAACACCTGCAGGAGTAAAAAGTGCCGATGCTGCCAGCGCGCAGACACTGGAGCTCGAGGCGCAGTTACGCACTCTGCAGGAGCATAAGAGCATCACGGATACTATCAGCCAGCAGCGGCAGGAACTGTGGAAACAGCAATCCCGCTTTTCGGTGCTGGAAGAGGCCGCCAAAAAGCGCGCGCTGACCGCCGATGAAAAATCGGTGCTGGCGAACAAAGACGAGGTACTGGCGCGGGCCGAAGTGAATGCCCGACTGGGCGATCAGATTGTTGCCCAGGAACGGTTAAACCGCCTGCAGGACAGCTCGCAGAAGTACGTTACCCAGATTGGGGAGAAAACCCGAGCGCTTGTGGCCGGGGGCAGCATGAGCAGTCGCGGCGCGCAGCGGCAAAACGAAGAGGCACAGCTGCGGCAGGGCTGGATGAATGCAGGCGGCGCGGATTCCGATCAGGGTTATCAGAACGAACTGGAAGCACTGAAAAAATATTATGCCGCACAGGACGAGCTCCGCGGCAACTGGCAGGCCGGGGCGAACTCAGCGTGGGCTGACTATGCCGATTCAGCGGCTGATGCCTATGGTTCGATGAAGTCCGCAGCTTCAGCCACATTCGATGGTATCAGCCAGTATATGGCCGATATGCTGACGACAGGGAAAGCAAACTGGGCCGATTTCACCCGTTCCACGTTGTCGATGCTGACGCAGATCCTGATGAAGCAGGCTATGGCTGGCCTGGTCAGTTCCGCCACGTCAGCGCTGGGTTTTGCTGGTGGTGGTTATACCGGATCCGGCGGTAAGTATGAGCCTGCAGGTGTGGTGCACCGTGGAGAGTTTGTCTTTACGCAGGAGGCCACAAACCGGATCGGTGTCGGCAATCTGTACAAAATGATGCGCGGCTATGCTACCGGCGGTCTGGTGGGTGGGAGTGGCGGCGGCATTGCTTCTCCTTTCGGTGTCAGCGTTTACGCGCCGGTTTCCGTCACAACGGGCCAGGGTGAGTCGGGCCAACAGAAAGGGAGCGGTGATGCGCTCGGGAAAGCCTACCAGCAGGTTATCGACAGCTCTGTCCGGGCAGGGATCGCGAAAGCCATACAACCGGGAGGCATGATTTGGAATGCCAACAAGCAGAGGTAAGCGATGGCGATTGAACATTTTAGCTGGCGGATCAAGGCATCCAGCCAGCCGACTCTGAAAAGTAAGGATACCATCCGTACGGCGCAGTTTGGTGATGGCTATAAGCAGGTGTCAGGTGCCGGGCTGAATGATGAAACGCTCAGTTATGAGTTTTCATTTACCGGCGAACCGCAAACCGTCCGGGATATTTATGCTTTCCTGCGGCGCCATAAGACGAAATCATTTTCGTTTACCCCACCTGGCGGTGATCTTGCGCTGTGGCGCGTTGAGGCAGACAGCCTGCAGCGCGTCACCAAAAGCAAAACAGTGGAAACCGTATCAGCCACCTTTGAACAGGCGTTTGCACCATGAGCTTAAACAGTGATTATCAGAAACTTGAGCCGGGCAATGTTGTCCGGCTTTTTGATGTCGATGGCACCGCATTCGGTGTTTCCGACGTTCTCCGCTTCCACGCCCACAATATTGCCCATACTCCCGATGAAATTTCCGCTGCTGGTGGGGATGAAAATAAGCTACCGGCGAAATCGATCTGGTGGCAGGGACAGGAATATAAAGCCTGGCCCTGCCAGATAGAGGGTATTGAGACGGCGACAGATGGGACCTGCGCACAGCCAACGCTCTCGGTCGCTAACCTGGATAGTTCCATTACGGCGCTGTGTCTTGCTTATGATGACTTGTTGCAGGCAAAGGTCACCGTTCATGACACGCTGGCGCAGTATCTGGATGAGAAAAACTATCCGGAGGGAAACCCTTCGGCGGATCCGCAGCAGGAAAAGCTGAAGGTGTTTTACATTGACGCCAAGAGCACTGAAACCAACGAGGTGGTGGCGTTTACGTTGTCCAGTCCGATGGATCTGCAGGGGCTGATGATCCCGACACGCCAGCTACATTCACTTTGTACCTGGTGTATCCGGAACAAATACCGCTCCGGTGATGGATGCGACTATGCCGGAACGCACTATTTCGACAAGCACAACAACCCGGTTAACGATCCGTCACTCGATGAATGCCCCGGTACACTCACTGCGTGCAAGTTACGACATGGCGAGGGGAACGAGTTGCCGTTCGGTGGTTTCCCTGGCACATCCCTGATCAGGAGTTGATATGCGTCAGAAAATTATCGACGCCATTATGGAGCATGCTGCTGCTGAATATCCGCGCGAATGCTGCGGCGTGGTGGTGCAAAAAAGCAGGGTGCAGCGGTACATTCCCTGCCGTAATCTGGCAACCGATCCGACAGAGCATTTCCACCTGTCACCGGAAGATTATGCCGCTGCCGAAGACTGGGGAACAGTGATTGCCATTGTTCACAGCCACCCGGACGCAACGACACAGCCGAGCGAACTGGATAAAGCGCAATGTGATGCAACGCTCTTACCCTGGCACATCATCAGCTGGCCAGATGGGGATCTGCGTACCATCCAGCCGCGCGGTGAACTGCCGCTACTGGAGCGTCCGTTTGTGCTCGGCCATTTCGATTGCTGGGGTCTCATAATGAGCTACTTCAGGCAGACGCATGGTATAGAACTGACGGATTACCGCGTGGATTATCCCTGGTGGGAGGATAGTTACCCCGAAAATTTCTACCACGATTGCTGGTATGAATGCGGATTCCGAGAATTCAGTGGCGTACCGCAGCCAGGTGATATGGTTATCATGCAGGTCCAAGCTAATAAGTGGAACCATGCAGGGATCCTACTGGAAGGTAACATGTTACTCCACCATCTTTATGGCCATTTGAGCCAGCGTGTGCCTTATGGTGGATACTGGCAGGAACGCACGATGAAGGTACTACGCTATAAATCTCTGTGCTAACCTTTTGCAAAACAAAAGGGGATAGGGATATGAAAAAAGCATTATTGGCCTTTTCTTTGTTAACCATGGCTGGATGTTCGAGCATGCAGGATCTCCGAAAAGAGCCAGCGTCAAATTCTTATCAGTCGAAGAAACAAATTGACGCGGTGGCTGAATGCATACTCGGTGGCTGGCAAGAAGAAAGCCAAAAATATGGAAGCGTTTTTATTCAGCCTTATGACGGTGGTAAAACTGTTTTTACACAATCTCAACTTGAGATGGTTGATTTAATATCGGACGGTGGAATTACCAAGATAGAATTTCGTCATCAAGGTGGCCTGTTCGCTTATCGAATCAACAGCCGGATTAAAGTAATAGAACGCTGTATCTAACCAAGACTTAACCCGCTTCGGCGGGTTTTTTTATGGTGAGAATATGAAAGAAATAATGACAACAATTCAGCTAGGCGGAGTGTTAGGAAAGACCTTCGGTAGAACCCATCAACGACTGATAGCGCGAACTGGTGAAGCTGCTATTGCTCTAAGTAAAACATTACCCGGTTTTGAAAGTTTCATGATCAGCAGTAAGCGTCGCGGGTTAACTTTCGCAGTGTTTAAAGGAAAAAGGAATATCGCTGCAGATGAGATGGGGTTTCCCTCTGAAGGTGACGTAGTAAGGATCATGCCTGTAATTATCGGTAGTAAACGCGCTGGTATTTTTCAGACCATATTAGGAGCGGTTTTGATAACTACGGCTGTCTTTGTTTCTGGCGGCGTTGGCGCTGCGTTCGCTGCTGGTGGCTTGACTGGGTTTGCTGCTGCCACTGGTGCATCGTTGGTCCTCGGCGGGGTAATTCAGCTTCTTTCACCGCAGCCATCCGGCATAGCCAGCAAACAAGGTGCAGACAACCGGGCTTCGTATGCGTTCGGAGGAGTAACCAATACAGCGGCGCAGGGATATCCCGTCCCCCTAGGGTATGGTAAGCGTCGAATTGGTGGGGCGATTATTTCTGCTGGGATATACGTCGAAGATCAGCAGTAAGAAAAAATCCTTTTCTCAGGCTACCTCAGGGTGGCTTTTTTTATGGGCGCGATATGGCTTTAGCAACCACGATTAAAGGCCGCAAGGGCGGCAGTTCCAGTTCCCGAACCCCAACCGAACAGCCAGATGATCTGCAGTCGGTAGCGAAGGCAAAAATACTCGTAGCGCTGGGAGAAGGTGAGTTCGCAGGACAGTTGACTGGCAAGGATATTTATCTGGATGGTACCGCGCTTGAGAATGCGGATGGCTCGCAGAATTTTAGTGGCGTAGTGTGGGAGTTCCGTTCAGGGACGCAGGCGCAGAATTACATTCAGGGTATCCCTGGTACTGAAAATGAGATTAATGTTGGCTCTGAGGTTTCAAGTGCAACAGCATGGACACGCACCTTTACCAATTCCCAGCTTTCAGCCGTTCGTCTGCGCCTGAAATGGCCATCGTTATTTAAGCAGGAAGATAACGGCGATCTGGTTGGGTATTCCGTCAATTATGCGATAGATCTGCAGACCGATGGTGGTACGTGGCTGACCGTTCTGAATACCAGCGTAACCGGGAAAACCACCTCAGGCTACGAACGCAGCCACCGTATTGATTTACCACAGGCTGGCAGTACCTGGACAATCCGGTTACGTAAGATTACCGCTGACGCAAACAGCGCGAAGATCGGTGACAAAATGACGCTGCAGAGCTTCACGGAAGTGATTGACGCCAAATTACGTTATCCGAATACCGCTCTGCTTTACATCGAGTTCGACTCAAGCCAGTTCAATGGCTCTATCCCGCAGATTTCCTGCGAGCCAAAAATGCGCGTGATCCGTGTGCCGGATAATTATGATCCTGAAACGAGGACTTACAGCGGTACATGGCAAGGGGCGTTTAAATGGGCCTGGACCGATAACCCGGCGTGGATATTTTACGATCTGGTGATTACCGATCGCTTTGGTCTGGGTAATCGCCTGAGTGCAGCCAATATCGATAAATGGACGTTATACCAGGTATCGCAGTATTGCGATCAGCCGGTACCGGATGGAAAGGGTGGAAGCGGGACAGAGCCACGCTATACCTGTAACGTCTATGTTCAGGACAGGAATGACGCTTACACTGTGCTGCGTGACTTTGCGGCTATATTCCGGGGTATGACGTACTGGGGCGGCGATCAGATTGTTGCGCTTGCCGATATGCCAAGAGATGTGGATTACGCTTACACCCGCGCTAACGTTATCGATGGACGCTTTACCTATTCCAGCAGCACTTCGAAAACGCGCTATACCACAGCGCTGGTTTCCTGGTCTGATCCGGGTAACGCCTATGCGGATGCGATGGAGCCGGTGTTTGAGCAGCCTCTGGTGGCCCGGTACGGATTTAATCAGCTGGAAATGACAGCCATCGGCTGCACCCGGCAATCAGAAGCGAACCGAAAGGGGCGCTGGGGTATTCTCACCAACAACAAGGATCGCGTTGTTTCGTTTGATGTTGGCCTGGACGGAAACATTCCGCAGCCGGGATACATCATCGCCGTGTCAGACGAGCTTCTGTCCGGCAAAGTTATGGGCGGCCGCATCAGTGCTGTTAACGGTCGCGTGATTAAACTTGACCGCGTAGCTGATGCAGCAGCAGGCGATCGCCTTATTCTCAATCTTCCCTCCGGTGCGTCACAGAGCAGGACTATTCAGGCGGTTAACGGGGAATCAGTCACAGTCACCACGGCATACAGTGAGACACCACAGGCCGAAGCTGTATGGGTGGTTGAGTCAGATGAACTCTACGCCCAGCAGTATCGTGTTGTCAGTGTCTCCGATAACAATGATGGTACCTTCTCGATTGCCGGCGCATGGCACGATCCGGATAAATATGCCCGTATCGATACCGGAGCCATCATTGACCAGCGGCCGGTGAGTGTAATCCCACCGGGTAACCAGTCGCCGCCTGCGAACATCGTGATCAGCTCGTTTTCAGTGGTTCAGCAGAATATCAGCGTCGAAACCATGCGGGTGAGCTGGGACCAGGCGCAGAATGCTATCGCGTATGAGGCACAATGGCGCCGCAATGACGGTAACTGGGTTAACGTGCCGCGCAGCTCCACCACGTCATTTGATGTATCGGGTATTTATGCCGGGCGCTACCTCGTGCGTGTGCGCGCTATTAATGCCTCTGAAATCTCCTCTGGCTGGGGCTACTCCGAAGAGAAAACGCTGACGGGCAAGGTGGGAAATCCGCCGAAACCTGTCGGCTTTGCGACAACGCCGATCAACTGGGGGATTCGCCTGAACTGGGGATTCCCGGCTAACACCGGGGACACGCTGAAAACGGAAATTCAGTACACCGCGAACAGTGATTTCTCAAATCCTCTGCTGTTGTCTGATGTGCCTTATCCTTCTGCCGAATACACTCAACTGGGATTAAAAGCGGGGCAGGAATTCTGGTACCGCGCGCAGCTGGTAGACAGAACGGGTAATGAATCCGGCTGGACCGACTGGGTTCGTGGTGAATCTAATGCGAATGCTGACGACTACCTGGGCGATATTGCTGATGACTTCCTGACGTCTGCCGACGGTGACCGCCTGACAAGCGACATTGATACCAACCTGGAAGCCGCATTGCAGAATGCGCTGGCCAACCATGGAACGGTAGAACATCAGTGGGCGCAGTACGGCGAAGTACGCGCGGATATTCTGGTGGTTAAAACGACCATAGCGCAGGTCGATAAGGCTATGGCTGAAATGTCCACGCAGGTGCAGGCGCAGTTCAATGATGTGACTGCCGCGCTGGAAGATAAGCTCACCGCTGTGGTTGACGCGACCGGGGCATCTGCAATTTACACCCTTAAAACCGGGGTTCGAATAAACGGTGTGATGTATAACGCCGGGATGTCGATCGCGGTGCTGGCGGAAGCGGGTAAGCCGGTAGTCACCCGCGTCGGGTTTAACGCCAACCAGTTCGTTCTGATGAGCGGCAGCGGCAATACGCAATATTCTCCCTTTGCCGTTATCAATGGGCAGGTATTTATCAGCGATGCGTTTATTCAGAATGGCAGTATTACCAATGCCAAAATTGGTAATTTTATCCAGTCGAATAACTTTGTTGCGGGTTCAGCAGGCTGGCGCATTGATAAAAATGGAAACGCTGAATTACATGGCAAACTTTACGCTGACAGTGGCCAGTTTGCCTTTAACGGTGAAAACAACACGGTTGTTATAAATGGCAGTGGCGTCACGGTAAATCTACCGGGTGGCGGGCGCGTTGTCGTCGGGAGGTGGTGATATGCCGGAAGGAATATTGATAGATTATAATGATGGTCGGCCTGCGATGGCGATTACGGCTGGGCTCCGTGCCCCGTCATTTTGCACAAGTTTTGCTGGTTACGGTACGGGGGCAAACCAGTTTCAGGTTAATACTCCATTAACATCAGGATCCACAGTTTTTGTTTTACCAACACGTCCGGTTGATATTCAGGAGTTCGTAGACAATCAGACATGGATAGTTTTACCGATATATATGACATCAGTAACCAGAAATGGTGATAGTGGAGTCACTATTAACGGAACTAACAAGGGAAATTACCAAAGAATACCAAACTGGGCAGGAACTGTATTTGAAATACTCCCGGCAGCCACCTATAACGAAGGACTTCTGGTTTCTGATTCCACTGACTTCACAGCAATTTCAAACCGCGCCAGCCTGATGACATGTGCATATTCCGGAACAGTTACAGTCAATGACTCGATGGCGCTTCCTGTGTCTGGTATACCATTCGGGAAGTGGAATAATAATAATGTATCAGTAGGTTTTGACGGAGCAAATCTCATTGTCAGAGATATCAATTATTCCGGACGAGATGATGTTGCGGCATCGGTAACAATGGAACTCGTTATATTTAATAACACGGCACCAGTAGCAGGTGATGGCATTACTATGATCAATCCATCAGGACAGGTTACGTTCTCTACAGTGAAGCGCCCATTTGTATATGACCAGCAACTAACGGTAACAGACAATAATCAATACATAGGTGATAAATATTGTCAGATAGTATTCACTGGCGCACAGTCAAGACGAGTGGATGGATATTTTAATATAAGGAAAAAAGGCGTGGTAATGTCAGGTGGAAACATCCGTTCAGCGTATAACCAGGTTGTTGGTAATTATAATGATAACAGATTTGATATGTCATTTAATCAAAATATCAATATGCCAATTCTTGTCCTTCCGGATATGTATTGAGGAAATATTCATGTCAGCAGGAACCTTAACCCTTAACAATAACTCAGCCTCGGTTGCCGGAACTGACACCACTTTCACCACTGAGTTAGCAGCAGGTGATTTTATTGTGGTTGTCGTGGGTGGTGTGCCTTACACACTTCCTGTGCTGGAAGTTAACAGCAATACACGACTGACACTGGTCAGTAATTACACAGGACCGCGAGCGACAGGAGCCGCATGGTCTTCCGTTCCCCGCGTGGCATTAAATATGGTTACTGCCGCGTTGGTAGCACAAAGTGCCGAGGCGCTACGTGGTCTGAATTATGACAAGCAAAACTGGCAGCAGTTTTTCAGTGCTGACGGTGATGTAACGATCACACTGCCTGACACCAGTCAGACGACAGGTCCATCAGCGAAAAAGTTAATTAGTAGTGTGGCCAATAAAGCAGATAAGGTTAATGGCGTTGTTCCGAAAGAGCAGGGCGGTACCGGACTTTCTCAACCATTTGGCGATAAAGCGGGACAATTTTGCCAGGGCAATGACTCCCGGCTCAATTCTGTTAATGGAAAGGCTGGGGGAAAAATAACATCAACGATATCAGTGATCGGAGAAAATAAGGCAGTAAAAGAGACAGCTTCTGAACCCGATAATGGTGTGACGCTTAACGGCGCGTCGGTTCTTTCCGTGCATAATATTGCCGGGGTTGACCGGGCTGTAGCGAGCATTGAGGCGCGATACCAGTGGGGGCAACCCGTCTCCGACGCATATATCAATTGCGGATTGCTCTCTGCGCAAGGAGGATGGGTCTCAGGATCATCGTATCGATTTAGTGGCAGTGGAGATGCGACCGCCCCTGGCTCCTGGGTCAATGGCGCCTCAGACGTACGCGTTAAGCTTAATGTGAAGCCCATTGAAAACCCCAAATCGACCATGCGTAAGATAACGGCGGCGACCTGGAATCTTGACATTAAGGGGCAGGAAGGCAGATTCGGCATTGGTGTTCTTGCCAACGGTCTTTATGATGATTACCCGGAAGCATCAATAAATGTAGGCGATAAAGAATTGTCTGACGGCACGATTATAAGTGATGTTCTTTCTGTGCAGGCTGGTGATTCTGGGGTACTGGCTGCGGTTCATCATGCAACGATACTTGAGTTGATGGATGACGTGGATGAGCTTAAAAAAATAATTTTATCTTTAAAGTCAAAATAGCAATTATCAGCCACATTGAGGCTATCAATTTAAACATTGAAGAAACAAATTACTTAACTTCAGGCCAGAAGAGTGTGATGCCTTTCTTGTGATATGAATTGCCGCAACCACACCGTATGCAAGAGCATGATTGCGGCCGACTGGCGAACGTTCGATAGTGCGAGTATTGAATGATTGCCAGTCACGGCGGATTGTACTTAAGCAATATTACGGTTCAAGGCGTTTAATCTGAAACCAGCCACATATCAGCCTCTTCAAACATTTCCTGAACAGTACGGCTTATCTGTTCCTTCTCGTGCTTGCTGGCGTCAGTGTTGATCGCCGGCAATGTCATCATCGGTTTAACCCGGACATCAGCGTCGGGGAAAATCCGGTGAACCCTCCTGGTCAATTCGCCCAGAATGATATCTTTTGCACCGGGCAGACCATCAAAATTCCTTTTGTCATAAACGAGTTCCACGAACATTGCTTATCGCCTCTTTACTGGATATATATACAGTATTTATACTGTGTTTTTATCCGGTATTCAAGAGAGGGCGTAATGATGCCACGACGCAGCGATATTGAAATAGCCTGGTATGCTTCGATACAGCAGGAACCAAATGGCCGGAAGACCGTCACCACACAGCGGTTTGTCCAAGAACTGAGCAAGGTTAACTGGAACTGGACAATGAAGCAGGCCAACGAATGGATCGAGTGGTATGTGACAACCTTCCGCGATGTATCAACGCAGGAAGGCGAGAACCGTACCTTTCAGCTGTTCAATCCAAATGGAGGACTGTAACCATGGGCTTCCCTTCACCTGCGGCAGATTATGTTGAAGCACGAATTTCCCTCGATCAGCAGCTAATCAGCCAGCCAGCAGAGACTTATTTCATGCGGGCATCGCGTTCACATTTCAGGGAAGGGATAATCCAGGGGGCGCTGCTTGTTGTTGATGCGTCACTTTCTCCCTGTGATGGCTCGCTGCTGATATGCGCGATAGACGGGGAATTCAGGATCAAGCGATATCGGACTCATCCTCAGCCCCACCTGGTTAATCTGGAGAACGGGAGAAGGGAGGCGCTGCCAGCAGATGATGACGGTTACAGTTCTGCGCCCGCTATATTCGGAGTGATCACGTACATCATTAATGATGCCAGGAACGCGGAGTTTGATGACTGCCCGGTGATGTGAATAGTTGAAACTTTGCGGTAAAGTCGATGTTTTGAGTCGGGGTTTTTCCCCAATTATTCCCCGTTGCTTCCCCGTTCAGAAAACAGGCATAAAAAAACCAGCCGTAACAGGCTGGTTCTTCGAGGATTTTTGGTCGGCACGAGAGGATTTGAACCTCCGACCCCCGACACCCCATATTTGCGATAAGTTAGGCCTGTACCAACGCTTCAGTTTCTGTGAGTGAGGTTTGATAGCATTTTACTGCCTCAGCAAAGGCTTGCGCGGCATCTGCATTTGATACCATATATTCTTCAGTTACCCCTGTTTGAGAATGGAAAGTAATATTTCCATAAATGCAAATAGGGATTTGGTAGTTGTCTTTAAATCGACGGTCTGGTGAGCCATTCTTATTCGTTTTCGCCCATGTATACCCATCTATGCTTGAGTCACTAGGAATACCTTCTTCCTCATGGAATCTTCGATATTCTGAACTAATTTGTAATTCGCGTAAATCAATCAGAGCGAATGCCCCATCAGCTCGTGGTATGACTGCAACTCCAGGATAAAGCAAAATATCGTCGCCATTCACATTTTCAAACCGCATCGCGCGCCCTGTGAATTGAATGAGATCCGTTGAACTGAAATCAAAGGTAACTGGATGACGATTAACAGAACGGGTTGCTAATGTTCTTTCGGCAAACTGGTCTGTAGCTTTATCTGCAGTAATATCCCATTTTTTGACACTCGATTTTAACATATCAAATGCACGGACCATCGCTGCATATGCGCGCTGTGATGTATCACTGCTCTCGAATGTTATGGCTATTTTTGTGTTGTCTTCCCAGGATACTAGGCGAGATATCTCTACTTGGGTTAGGGGGAGTACTGTCTCAAGTTCTGCGATGCGTCGTTTGTAAAACCAACGGAATAGACTTGATTTGCGTCGAACCAGCTCGCTCTTTTGTTTTGATTCTTCAGCAAGAGCCTCTTGTAGATCTGCTTTTATCTCTGCCCTTTGTTCTCGCGCTTTAGCAATCAAATCTCGTAAAGGTAAAAGGGAGGTGCTTGTCAGGACTTCTACCGAAGCGCTGGATATTTCATTCATGCCAGCCATTGGCATATATATTTTAGCGTTCGATGGTGTGTTACTTGGGGATGCCTCGGGCATTCCCAAATGAGGTTCTGTAGAGGCCGGATTTAATGGATTGGTAACTGAGCACCCGCCATCATAGGGCAGGGTAGGTGTAGTATAAGATAAGCCTGTGCCCGGTAGTCCGACGGTCGCTCTGACCCCTTTTTTTCCAACATTGACAGTTGCGCCAGGCACGCCAATGCTTGCGCTTATTCCACGCTTGCCAATGTTGAGCCTAACGCCAGGAAACAAAGTAAAGGTTTGTCTGAAACGAAGAGACAT